TATTTATCAAGACCATGAGGCCCATATTAGAACTCATATGGCATTTATAAAAGACCCTAAAGTAGCAGAAATGATTGGACAAAGCCCAAATTCTACTAAAATTTATGCGGCTATGGAAGCACATGTTGCAGAACATATTGCATTTCTTTATAGACAAAAAATTGAAGAAGAACTTGGAGCACCACTACCTCCACCAGAGGAAGCATTACCAGAAGATGTGGAAGTTCAATTATCTAGATTAGTAGCTAAAGCAGGTGAGCAGTTATTACAAAAAAATACTGCAGAAGCTCAACAGCAACAACAACAGCAACAACAGCAAGACCCATTGATACAAATGCAACAACAAGAGCTTCAGATTAAACAAATGGAAGCTCAAGCAAAAGCTAAGAAAATGAATGATGACTTTGCCATTGACCAAGCAAGACTCGAACTAGATAAAATGAAAATGGAGTCGCAAGAAAGAATCGCTGGTGCCAAGATGGGTGCTGACGCAGTCAACCAACAAAAAGAGTTGGATGCAAAAGAATTTATGGAAGGTACTAAGTTAGGTGCTGAAGCCGTAATGAAAAAGCAGGATCGTGATAATACGCAAACTTAAAACAGGAGAGAGAAATGGACGAAACGTTAATGGCTCTTGCTCAGAAACTGAGTGAGGAAGAAAAACGCATAACAGATGATTTAGCAATGGGGAGAGCAGAAGAGCACGCACAATATATGCACGCATGTGGTATTGTTCGAGGCTTCCAACTTACTCAAGGAATCATAGCTTCTATGGCAAGACATATGGAGGAAGATGATGAGTAAAATTGAGAACCTTGATGGTACACCTATCAATAATGAAATTAAAGAAACACCCGCTCAACTACCTGATGTAAAAGGGTATCGTATTCTATGTGCGGTTCCTACCGTAGAAGAGTCTTACAAAAGCGGGCTACTCAAATCTGATAAAACTAAAACTATTGAAGAACATTCAACGGTTGTTTTATTTGTGATGAAACTGGGAGACACAGCTTATAAAGATGAAGACCGTTTCCCTACAGGTGCTTGGTGTAAAGAAGGAGACTTCGTTATTACTAGAGCATATTCTGGAACTCGTATCAAGATTTTTGGTAATGAGTTTCGCATTATTAACGACGACACAGTAGAAGCCGTAGTGGATGACCCACGTGGCTACGAACGTGCATAAGGAGATATAAAATGGCAGAAATTATTAATGAAATCCCTGATGAGTTAGAACTTGAAGGGGAAGAAATTGAGGTAAGGGATGATTCACCTCAAGGTGAAGTTACTAAAACAGAACCAGAGCCAGTACAGGGAGAGTTAGATTTTGAAGTAGAGATTGAAGACGATACTCCTAAATCTGATAGAAATAGAGACCCTTTACCTGAAGAAATCAAAGAGGAGCTTGAAAATGATACGCTAGAAGATTATTCAGGAAGAGTAAAAAATAGAATGGCTCAATTGAAGAAAGCTTGGCATGACGAAAGACGTGCTAAAGAAGCTTCTGAAAGACAAAGGAATGAAGCCGAAAGAGTTGCTGCGTTTTCAGTACAAGAAAACCAGAAGCTAAAGCAAACACTTTCATCAGGCGAAGAAGACTATATTAAGACTCTTCAAGATAAATACACAGCTGATTTAACTTTTGCTCAAAGAGAGTATAAAGATGCTTATGATATGGGTGATGGTGAAAAGTTAGTTGCGGCTCAAACTAAAATGAATGAGGCTCAATATAAATTAGGCCAAGCTCAAGATAGAAAACCACAATTTAATCAACAAGCTTTACAAACTCCAGAAAATACGTTATCTTCAGAGCAAGTAACAGCACAACCTAACGTTGCTAGACCAGATGCAAAAGCTCTTGCTTGGCAAGACAAAAACACTTGGTTTGGTAAGGACGAAGAAATGACTTCATTAGCATTAGGATTGCATGAGAAATTAGTTAGAAATGGGGTAAACCCATCGTCTGACCAATATTACCGTAGTATAGACAGTACTATGCAAAAACGGTTCCCAGAAAATTATGGGGACTCTGATTCGTTGGTAGAGGTTAAACCCGCCCAACGCAAACCTTCAACTGTAGTTGCTCCAGCAACAAGGTCGACTGGTCCTAAAAAGATTAGACTGACTAAAACTCAGTTAGCTTTAGCAAAGAAATTCAAGCTAACACCAGAGCAATATGCACGAGAATTAATTAAAACGGAGAATACAAATGGATAAGTCTAAAAATCGTATAAATAGAGAAGCAGTAACTCGTGAAGATACTGAAGTTCGATCTAAACAATGGGAACCTCGCTCCACATTACCAGAAATCAAGCAAGAAGCTGGCTGGGCGTATCGTTGGATAAGGATATCATTGGTAAACGAAGCAGATAATCTAAATGTGTCCTCACGTATGCGTGAAGGCTGGGAACCTGTGAAACATTCAGAGCACCCAGAAGTAAATATACCCGCAGACCCAAATTCAAGATTCAAAGACGGTGTTGAAATTGGTGGACTGTTATTATGTAAAATGCCACAAGAAATGGTAGATCAAAGGAATGAATACTTTAAGGAAAAAGCTAGAGCTCAAGAACAAGCAGTAGATAACAACTTGATGCGACAGAATGATCCAAGAATGCCGTTATTCTCTGATAAAAAATCTACTACAACTTTTGGAAAAGGTAATAAATAATTCTTTTAAGGAGATAAAATTATGTCTAAAACAGCCGCACCTTACGGTCTTAAGCCCGTAAATTTGATAGGTGGCCAGCCTTTTGCTGGTTCTACTCGTCATATTAAAATAGCGTCTGGGTATGACACAAATATCTTTAACGGAAGCGTCGTATCTATCGTTGCAGCAGGAACAATCGAGATAGTAGCCACAGTTGGCTCTAACTCGGCAGTTTTCCCTGCAGGAACAGTAGGCGTATTCGTTGGATGTTCATACACAGACCCAAACACAAAACAGAAGCTTTTCTCACAACATTTCCCAGCAGACACAGTAGCATCTGATGCTGTTGCATATGTTGTAGATAATCCAGAAACTGTATTTCAAGCACAAGCTGATGCGTCAGTAGCCCAAGCAGGTCTTGGTGCAAACGCTCCGTTAGCTGCAGTGCAATCTACATCAACTGGTTCAACTGTGACAGGTAACTCTACTTCAGCACTAGATGCGACAGTAGCTCAAACTACACAGGGCTTCAGAATTGTTGGTTTTGTTAACTCACCGAACTCACAAGTAGGCGATGCGTTTACTGATGTGTTAGTGAAATTTAACATTGCTCAGCATTCTTACACTAATGCAACAGGTATATAAAGGAGAATAAAACATGGCAATTTCAAGAGCTCAATTATTAAAAGAGTTGCTCCCAGGTCTTAATGCTTTATTCGGAATGGAATATAGTCGTTATGGTGAAGAGCATAAAGAAATCTACGAGTCTGAAACATCAGAACGTAGTTTCGAAGAAGAAACAAAACTGTCAGGCTTTGGACAAGCACCTGTTAAAGATGAAGGCTCTGCCGTCTCTTATGACAATGCTCAAGAAGCTTTCACAGCTAGATATAACCACGAAACCATAGCTTTAGGTTTCTCATTAACAGAAGAAGCTGTAGAGGATAACCTTTACGATACTTTATCTGCGAGATACACAAAAGCTCTAGCACGTTCAATGGCTAATACTAAACAAGTAAAGTCTGCTAACGTTCTTAACAATGGTTTCTCAGACGCTAATGGCGGCGACGGTAAAGCACTGTTCGCTACAGATCATCCATTAGTAAACGGTGGCACAAACAACAATACACAGTCAGTCGCTGCTGACTTAAATGAATCATCATTAGAAAATGCGGTTATTCAAATAGCTGCTTGGACTGATGAAAGAGGTTTATTAATTGCTGCTAAACCACGTAAACTGATTATTCCACCAGCTTTACAATTTGTTGCAACACGTTTATTAGATACCGAAGCAAGAGTAGGTACTGCTGATAACGATTTGAATGCATTAAAAAGTAACGGTGCAATACCAGAAGGATATACTATCAATCATTACTTAACTGATACTGATGGTTATTTCTTAACAACTGATGTACCAAATGGTATGAAATACTTTGTAAGAACACCATTGACTACATCTATGG